CACAAAGCTTTCAAGTGATTCAAAGGCCGCAGGTCGCTGGAACACTAATATGGGTGGCGATTACTTTGCTATCGGTGTTGGCGGCGCTGTTACAGGTAAGGGCGCAGATCTCTTAATCATTGACGATCCCCATTCAGAGCAGGAAGCCAAGCAAGCCAACCCCGCCGTGTTTGATGGGGTCTATGAATGGTTTACTTCCGGCCCTCGGCAGCGTTTACAGCCGGGTGGAGCCATCATTATTGTGATGACTCGGTGGTCTAAGCGTGATTTAACCGGTCAGATCCTTAAAAACTCCGACAAAGATGGCGTAGATCAGTGGGAAGTCATCGATTTTCCCGCGATTATGCCAAACGGAAACCCTTTATGGCCCGGATTTTGGTCTAAAACAGCCCTAGAAGCCCTGAAAGCTGAACTTCCAGTCTCTAAATGGGAAGCGCAGTACCAACAAAACCCCACATCCGAAGAAGGCGCGATCATTAAGCGTGAACATTGGATGATTTGGGAAGAGAAACGACCCCCTGAGTGCGAATACATAATTCAATCTTGGGATACTGCGTTTGAAAAGAACAACCGTGCCGACTATTCAGCCTGTACAACGTGGGGTGTTTTCCAGCATCCTGATAAACACGGCAATTTAAAGGCAAACATCATTCTTTTGGATGCATTCAAAGAACGCATGGAGTTCCCTGATCTAAAGCGTAAAGCTTTAGAGATCTACAGGGAATATGAACCCGACACATTGATCGTTGAGAAGAGAGCCGCAGGTGCGCCTTTGATCTACGAGATGAGAAAGATGGGAATTCCGGTCGCGGAGTATACGCCGGGCAAAGGAAACGATAAGATATCGCGTGTAAACGCAATCTCCGCCTTGTTTGAATCTGGCATGGTGTGGTGTCCTGATACCCGATGGGCTGAAGAAGTCATGGATGAGTTAGCTTCTTTCCCCAACGGCGACCACGACGACCTTGTTGACTCAAGCAGTCAGGCTCTGATGCGGTTTCGCTTGGGAGGCTTCATCTCCATCGATTCTGATGAAGAAGATGAACCTTTTTACCACCGTAGAAAAGTAGAGTACTACTAAGGAATACTATGAGCATTGAACAATCCTTGAGCCAAGCCCCATTGGGCCTGCAAGACATCGAGCTTGATGACACACCCGCAGTTGAGATTGAGATTGTCAACCCTGAAGGCGTAAAAATTGACATGGACGGCATAGAGATTGACCTCATGCCTGAGACTGAAGAAGAAGACTTCTCAGACAATCTTGCCGAGTACATGGATGACAGCGAACTCCAAAAGATTGCCAGTGATTTAATTGAAATGGTTGACACAGACGTTAACTCCCGCAAAGACTGGGTGGAGATGTATGTCAAAGGCTTAGATGTTTTGGGAATGAAATATGAGGAACGTACAGAACCTTGGCTTGGTGCTTGCGGAGTATTCTCGACTGTCCTCACAGAAGCTGCTGTTCGGTTCCAAAGTGAAACTATTATTGAAACGTTCCCGGCTCAAGGCCCGGTTAAAACAGAAATCATTGGCGCAATTGATAAGCTTAAAGAAGAGGCTGCGGAGCGTGTCAAAGATGACATGAACTACAGACTGACAGAGGGAATGCCTGAGTATCGACCAGAGCATGAACGCCTTCTGTATTCTTTAGGTCTGGCTGGCGCAGCATTTAAAAAGGTCTACTACGACCCTTCTTTGGGCCGTCAAGCTTCTATTTTTATCCCCGCAGAGGATGTAATCATTCCTTACGGCGCTTCTAGCGCCATGACCTCAGAGCGTGTGACTCACATCATGCGCAAGACAAAGAATGACATCCGCAAACTTCAAGTCTCAGGTTTCTATCTAGACAAAGAACTCGGCGAACCGCTTCAGTTCTACACCGACGTAGAGAAAAAGAAAGCCGAAGACCAAGGCTACAACCTCAATGACGACGACCGCTACCAGATCTATGAGATCCACGTAGATTACGACCTGCCCGGCTATGAAGATGAAGACGGAATTGCTCTGCCTTACGTCATTACCTTAGAGCGCGGCACGACTGAGATTCTCTCCATCCGCAGAAACTGGGATGAAGACGACAAACACAAACTCAAGCGCCAGCACTTTGTCCAGTACACCTACGTACCCGGTTTTGGAGCTTATGGCCTAGGTTTGATTCATTTGATCGGTGGATACGCCCGTGCGGGTACATCTATCATTCGTCAGTTGGTAGACGCAGGTACATTGTCCAACCTTCCCGGAGGTTTGAAGACCCGGGGACTCCGTATCAAAGGAGATGACACCCCCATCCAGCCGGGTGAGTTCCGTGATGTAGACGTTCCTAGCGGATCGGTCAAAGAGAACATCATGGCTCTGCCATACAAGGAGCCTTCTCAGGTTCTCTTGGCTCTCTTGAACCAGATCACAGACGAGGGCAGAAGACTTGGATCAATCGCAGATATGAACATCAGCGATATGTCTGCCAACTCTCCCGTAGGTACAACTTTAGCGTTACTTGAGCGTCAGCTTAAGACAATGTCTGCGGTGCAGGCTCGTGTTCATTATTCAATGAAGCAAGAGTTTAAACTGCTAAAAGCAATCATTCGTGATTACATGCCAGAGGATTACGACTACACCCCAGTATTCGGTACTCCTCAAGCCAAGCGGGCTGACTATGACATGGTGGATGTAATTCCCGTGTCGGATCCCAACTCGGCGACGATGGCTCAAAGGATCATGCAGTATCAAGCTGTGATTCAGTTAGCTCAAGGCGCTCCACAGATCTACAACCTTCCTTTGCTGCACCGCCAAATGATTGAGGTTCTGGGAGTGAAGAACGCAGACAAGCTTGTACCTATTGACGATGACATGACACCACGAGATCCAATCTCAGAGAACATGGCATTCCTGACTGGTAAGCCTACTAAAGCATTCATTTATCAAGATCACGATGCTCACATTGCTGTACATACATCAATGTTGCAGGATCCAATGGTTATGAGTCAGATGGGGCAAAACCCGATGGCTCAACAAATGCAGGCCGCAATCATGGCGCACGTAGCTGAACACGTAGCGTTTCAGTACCGTACCAAGATTGAACAGCGTTTGGGTGCCACCTTGCCAATGCCTGACACAGAAATGCCCGAGGACATTGAAGTTCAATTGTCCAAGCTTGTGGCTGAGGCGGCAAAACAACTCTTGGATATCAACAAGAACCAAGCAGCCCAACAACAAGCCCAACAGCAAATGCAAGACCCCGTCATGCAGATGCAGCAAGCCGAGTTGCAGATCAAGCAACAAGACGCTCAAACCAAAGCCCAAAAGGTTCAAGGCGACTTGGCTATCAAGCAGGCAGAGCTTCAACTCAAAGCTGCGCAGTTGCAAAGCTCACAAGGAGAAGATCCTTCTGTGGCCGCGCAAAAAGCACAACAAGACATTGCAATTGATGCCATGAAGAAACAGGCAGAAATGCGCATGTCAGAACAACAACATCAGCAACAGTTGGAGCACAACCAACAAACGCAGGATCTACAGGCTAAACAGCAACTTCTTCAGATGCTTATTAATGCAAAGAACCAACCGAAAGGTGAATGATGACTCAACTTCTTGATGCTTTAAACAAAAGACTTGATGAACACGTCAAGGAGTTGGTAACCGTTGTTAGTGAGGGTGGTGCTAAATCCCACGATCACTACAAAGAACTGTGCGGGACGATCCGAGGTCTGCAAACCGCTCAGTATGAACTTGCCGATCTCGTGCGAAAAACCAAGGAATATGAAGATGACTGACTTTGATGTTAGTGCGGTTGATCTAAGTGGAGTGCTTAATACCTCCGCTGAAGAGAAAGCCAAACAAGTGCCCGATCCGGCCACTTACCACCTCCTCTGTATGCTTCCCAAAGCAGAGGATGAATATAGCGAAACAGGGATCCTTAAATCTGCGACTGCAATTCTTCACGAGGAGCTTCTTTCCCCCGTGCTGTTTGTAGCTAAGATTGGCCCCGATGCGTTCAAAGACGCAGCCCGCTTTCCATCCGGAGCCTCATGCAAAGTGGGAGATTTTGTGTTAGTACGTCCTAACACGGGAACCCGCATGAAGATTCATGGTACGGAGTGGAGATTAATTAATGACGACTCTGTTCAGGCAGTTGTGCAAGACCCTCGCGGTATCCAGCGACCTAATTAAGGAGTAAATCATGGCTGAAATTGAAAAAACAGAATTTGAGTTTCCTGATGAAAAGGAAGAGAACCTCCGAAAGGGTGGGAAGGTCGTAACCCCAGAGGAAGACGATAAACCTGAAATTGAAGTTGTAGACGATACCCCGGAAGATGATCGTTACCGCACTCCAATGAAGGAAGCCCCTCAAGATCCTACAGAAGAAGAGTTAGCAACCTACTCAGAGAGCGTCAAGAATAGGTTTAAACACTTTACCAAGGGATATCACGAAGAACGCAGAGCCAAAGAGTCTGCCGAACGTGAGAAAGAAGAAGCTCTTCGCCTTGCTCAGGCAATGTTTGAAGAGAACAAAAAGCTCAAAGGCTCTGTCAATCAAGGTCAAACTGTC